CCGACAACTATTGGGAACCGCCAATTTCACGCACTGGATTGGCCGACATTGCCAGAGCCAATGCTTATCACGGCTCTTTGTTGATTGCTCGGGCCAACTATGTCGCAGGACGATTTCAACAAGGTGGTTCGACTCGCCGCAGACACATTCAAGCCTTTTGCCGCGATTACTTCACCTTTGGTGATGCAGCTTTCTTAAAAATCCGTGATGGCTTCAAACGTGTGGTGCGCTTGCATCCGTTACCGGGCATGTACTTACGCAAACGCAAAAACGGCAACTTCGTTATTCTTGAGCGAGACAACCAACAGCGAGAATACCGCAAAGAAGATGTAATCTTCTTGCCTCAGTACGACCCGCAACAGCAAATTTATGGTTTGGCCGATTACTTGGGCAGTATTCAAAGCAGCTTACTAAACAAAGATGCCACGCTATTTCGCCGCCGCTATTACAAGAACGGTGCGCACATGGGCTTTATCTTTTACGCAACTGACCCTAGCTTGAGCGAAGAAGACGAAGAGATGATGAAGAAAACCATTGCCAGTTCAAAAGGCGTGGGTAACTTCCGCAGCATGTTTGTTAACATCCCGAACGGTAAAGAGAAAGGGATTCAATTAATTCCTGTTGGTGACATTGCCACCAAGGATGAGTTTGAGCGAATCAAGAACATCACCGCACAAGACATTCTTGTGGGCCATCGCTTCCCAGTAGGCAAAGCAGGAATTATCCCGCAGGGTACCACCAGTTTAGGCGACCCGATCAAGATTGGCAGCGAATACGCCAAAGATGAAATCATTCCAGTATGTGAATTGATTATGGATGAAGTGAACAGCGACCCAGAGATCCCAAAACGGCTCCATTTGAAGTTTGATGTTTCTACGTCCAACGAATAGAAGAAAGCCCCTAATCAACGTTAGGGGCTTGCTTTGGTTAATCTTCCGCTTCCTGCTCTGCCTTTCTTAATGCTTCAATCACCAAGTTCCTTTCTTGTTCAGTGATAAAGCCTAGTCGTTCCTCCTCTTCGAGTACTACATCAATTTTTGAGATCAGCGTTTTTGTTACTGCCATGTGATACATCTACCTTTTGTCGACGATGATAGGCCGTCCTACCATCATCTAATCCAAGTCATCACGACTACCTCCTATAAAAAATTTACGAGAATTCAGCTCATTAAGTAGAGCGCCCGACAAATATGTAACACAATATTTGTATAAAAAGAAAGTCATCACTGTACATAAACACAGCAACCGTTTTAATATTGTTGAGTCAGTCAAAAGTTAGGTCAATGTATGCGAGTTTATTGCAAGTGTGGTGAACGCGCGATTGTAAGTAGAAGCATCATTAACGATGCCAATTGCGCAGATTTATCTTGTTCCTGTTCAAACCCAGAGTGTGGGCACACCTTTGTCAGTGCTATCGGATATAGACACTCTTTAAAACCGTCAAAGCTTCATATGGGAATTGGCGCGGCTAGCAAACCTTCTATGTTTGGTAGCCGTGTTTTTTGTGGTTGTGGAGAACGGGCGGTAATCAAGAAAACTAACCGCCTATCCAACGATTGTGCAGACCTTTATTGCGAATGTAAAAACCCAGCATGTGAACATCAATTTGTTATGTCGTTATACTTTAGCCACACGCTGAGCCCATCATCAAAAACGACCAACGATTTGGCAGATTGCCTAATCAAGGTTTTATCTCCTGACAAGCGCGACCACTTGAAGCAACAACTTGCCTTGTTTTAGCACTTAACTCTTCCACTGGGGCAGCGATCAGCTGCCCTTTTTTATGTCCGAGAATCAGCGACAACAAAAACAGTCCGACTTCGTTGTTCTGATCGCAGTTGCCACATGTATCGTCTGCAAGCGCACACAAAACAAACTCCTCTGCTTTTTGATGTTGTTCAGACATTTAGCCTCCTAACTGACGATTTACTGTATATTAATACAGTAGTTTTTATCTAACAAATTTATTCTTGATTTATTGCCTATACTGATATGGTGATCAGTATTCATAGCATCGAAGCACTCTAATTATTCAAACACTATGGCGTTGTGACATGCATCAATTCTCATACATCACTGACCACAGTTGGCATATCCATAGTTCTAATCCGCCATATGTGGCGAGTAGTGGCGGAGTTTTATGCCTGCAGAAAACCGACATACCGACCCTATAATGTTGTTTTTCATACAAGAACGACTAAGACAGCGTAAAACCCAAAAGGTACTTGCCCGTTTATCTGGCATCGAATACCGCATGTTGCAACGTTTGGAACAAGGCGAACGACCCATAGATATTCGCCAAATGCGGTTACTTTGCGCGGCACTCAACGTTCCTTTCTCCCATGTTGCATTGCACGAGACGATCACAACGTATCGACAAGAAGTCATCCAATCGCTTCCAGCCAGCATTCGCAATGAGCTGCTAGACCTCATCCACTCGATTCACCAAGAACTGGAAAAGAAACGAGCTTGATACCTACGTTATGATGAGTTGCTAAACGCGCAACCCCTAAAAATGTAGATTGCATGAAAATAATTGAGTTGTGTATGTCGAGGTTGCGACATTGTCAACGATTGAAAGGTATGTTAACGCCAGTGGTTATGGGGCTGCATCAACATAAAAATGTTGGTTGTCTTTTCACTACGCTAATGGCCAGTCGCTTTCCAACTCAGGGAAGAACGAAAGGTCTGGTTGTTGGTATTCATCTTTTACTTGCTCTGGTTGGGCAAGTACCTTGTCCCAACTCTCAAATTCCATCCAATTCCTGTCATCTGCAGGTGCACGGCTAACTTCGACAAGCTGTGCCGGGCGTTTATTTCCGTGTTCGTCTACCTCCGCAGGGCGGATTTGAATACTGGTCGCATCATCGACGCGAACTGAACTACCTCTTAGTAACGCGGCCAGTGCCGCATCATCCATGGTTGGCGAATCTTTCGCCTTAATCTGTCTAGGATTGAGTAACCGAGTTAGCTGATCGCAGACCTGTACTTTCTCTGGCTCCGTACAGTTATTGACAGAACTCCGAGAGGAGCCAGAGGCTCCAAAAGCGGTCGCTTCGCTCCCAAGAGCGCACGCTTTAGCTTCATCGTTAACCTTTGATTTTTTCTGAATCGTCCAAACTTTGGTGCGTGTTTTGATGGTTTCTTCTGGAGTCGCGAAACCTTCGATTTTGCGAACGTCTTCCCCATGTGGTGAAGCAAACGGCAAAACCTCATAAGAGTTCACGATCAGCAAATCTTCACGTTTAACGAATGGGCCACCTTGCCCCATGATGTAACCTTGCCAGTTACCATGGTCGGCAGCTTTTAAAGTGTCTGTGATGCTTGCATCTTCTGACTTGGTGCGTGCTTGGTAGCTATCACCAATCACCTTCATCAACTCTTCATTGGTGATCAGCTTGCTCGGCTTGATAGGCCCAACCAAATCACGCTGAAGCATCGAGTAAATAATGAGTAGGTCGACACGCTCTTGCATGAAGAGGTATTCCATAAACGCTTTTTTGTTCTGGTTAGCAAAGCGGCGTAATTCACGGTAAGTCGTAACCGGTGCACCACCAAAGAACTGAAATTGACGAATGTTCCAACGGCTTTTCCAAGCACTAACGTTTTTCGCCATGTCTTTAACTGACTTGCCAGTTTCGTCGGATACTTCATCGTCCATCGCGAAACCGTCGATGTTTTTGGAAATGTATTTAGCGATGTAGCCTGTTGCGGTGCCTTTCTCTGGGTCAATTTCGCCTACATCACAACGAGCCGAGTGATCAAACTTACCTTGTTTATCAAATAGCTCGTGCTTGTCTTCTTTCGTTGCGTAATCGACAAATATTTCTGTAACTGTCTCTTTGTCTTCTGGCTTAACCCAGATAAGCAAGTGCCAGTGTGGTGTGCCATCATGATGTGGCTCTGCAACGCGAACCCCAAACCAACGGATTTCTTTACGACCTAACTTGGCGCGGATTCGTTGCCATACATTGTTTAGGTACGTTTGCGCATCACGTGGGCTTGCGCCGTTCCAGTGACCAATGAAACCGCCTTTCTTGTATGAGTTGTGATATTTAGCTGGCGTGGTCAGCGTTAAGAACAAACCTTGTAAACCAAGCTCATTGCCAATGTCTTCGCAGCCCCGGCAGCGCACCATTAATTCATGGCGACGAATCGCTGGGTTAGCCACACTCTTTTTGACCATATCCCACAAATCAGCTTCTTCACCTGTTTCTTCTTCTAATAGCTGACACTGTTTAATGTATTCATAGTTCGCTGTTTGCTGCTCCTGGTGTTCACGAACACAATCCCAAGACGCATACGGCGAAGCCTTAGAAGAGACTTGACCCATTGCAATAGCTAGGTGCTCACGCATGATTTTGCGGATTTTATTAAGACGGCCACACCACCACTTCTCGCTGATCAGCTTTGAAATGTCTTGCAGTGCAGATAACTCAGATTGCTCTTTGTACTTGCGAGGAGGCTTAACACCAAAAGTGTTGGTTACGAACTTAGCAACTTGCTCATAGGTGAACACCACCGCCATGGTGGTACCAAGCTCTGTCTTTGCGTGATACTTGTCGCTTTCCAATCGAATAAAGCGATCAACGATGACAGAGATTTTAAAAGCCATCTCTTTGATCTCAGATGGCTCAAGCTCTGCAAGTAATCGACTTTTTACTGGCTTGCGATTGTGCTCTACTTTGTCAAAATCAAAGTATGCTTGCTTATTGTTAGCAAAGTCGCTTTGCTCAGTGTCGCTAAACTCTTCACTAAGCAAAGAAACCTTTTGGGTTGTCGGTAGTTTTTTGTATTTGCGTAAAACCATAAGCGCACGCTCTGCAGCTGGGCCCATACGCTCACGCAAAAAGATGTTCGCTTCTCTTCTGCTTTTCTTTTCGAAAACTGAAATGTAACGAGTCACGAAGTACTTGGTTAGGTAATCCGGTAGATCTTTAATTCTTTCTCTCGCCCATTCGAAGTCTTCTGGGTTCGCTTCAAATAGTTTGCGTTCAATGACACTCATGCCTTCCGGTTCACGATCAAACACCGGGCGTTCTGCTAAAACTTCTACAGCTTTAGGCAATTGTGGATAAACGTGCAAATGCCCCCATTGCCGACAAGCGATGGAGGCTGCACGTTTTTGTTCAGTGGTAAATGTGATTTTCTCGGCCATTAAGACTTAATGCCTTCAGAAGTCCAACCATGAATGTCTTTCAAGGTTCCTAGAACTTTTGCATTGGTTTCACCTGCCAACAGACCTTTGATAGTGTGCTGGCACCCACTACAACCACAGAAATCACCACCGCATTCACACTGTTCTTCTGAGTTATGACGAGCTGCTGTAAAAGGTTTAAGTTTCAAGCAGTCTTGGCAAAGTACATGTTTTGGTTCGCTCACGCTGCCACCTCATGACCAACTGTCACGATATGACTTAGTCCTTGAGGAATATCGAAGCGATTGCCGTTATCCCAGATAAACCAAGCGTATTCACACGAATCTGAACCACCACCCACAAAGCGAGGGCGAGGAACGATGATTGGGCACTTTGGCGGAAAGCCAATTTCAAACCAGAAAGGAAGGCGCTTTTTCGAACCTAAATAATTCACACGCTGCAGGTATGCCATTGTGCCGTCTGGTGCTAACTCACTTAGGCTTTTGCGAATGAACTCCTCCGTTAGTGAAAACGGGGGGTTAGTGATGATCACATCTTGCATACCGAAATCAGTTGTCAGGTAATCAATACCTTTTTCGATTTCAGCAAATGACTTTTGGCTTTGTGGCAAAGCTATCTTGTCGAAGATTGCACCAGTACCGTAACAAGGTTCTAAGAACTTGTCGGTTGGGCGAACAGTTAACTTTGATAGTAATGCGTCGACAACTTCTGGCGGCGTTGGGTAAAGCTCACGTGGTTGTACTTTTCCGGTAGTTGAACTCATGACTTATCCCTTACTTACCAATGACTGACAAGCAGTACTGTTCAAATTGAAAAAGAGCCTCATCGTCCCAACGACCAAGATCACGCAGAGCAAGCATTTCAATAAACAGGCTGCGGTTTTTCATATCTAGCTGTGACCAATGGTGTAGCTGTGGCTTCGCATTCTCGTTTTGATAAGAGCGGTACCAGCTCACATAGGTATGAGCGAAGAACACGCTTGCACGATCACCTTGCATTGCTTCTTTGATGTCGGCTAAAACATCTTCTAGTGGTCGGTGGGTTTGAACAGGAGTCAGCTTTTTAGCGATAGCATCAAGCTGAATCACGATTTCTTCTTGCTGCGCCGTGCTGCTTTTTTCAAAGCGTGCTGCAATCTGTTCAAATGACTGGTTGAGTAGTTGTTCGTAGATATTGCTCATGCATCACCACCTTCACTAGCTTCTGCGCACTTCTTGCATTTGCCATATAGAATGGCTCCGTGAATACAATGTTTTGGTTGGTATTCTTTGGCTTTCGCTTCAGCTTCTTCACGGGCTTCAATGATCTGCTCAGTGACTTCGCTTTCGATTCTTAAAAGGCGTTGAATTGGGCAATCACCTGTCGGGTCCCCCTCATAGAACCCATCAACAAGGCTAACTTCTTCACGATAAGTAACTGGTAGAAGTGAGTATTCATCACCATCTGGTGATGCCACAGATAGTGGGCGAACACGAACAATGAATAGATTGCTGCATCCACGGAATTGGGTGTTGATGTTTAATATGTCCGTGTTAGCCATTGCTAACACATTGATAGCGTGAACGATGTCAAAAGCTTCTCTTTGCTTAAAGTTCTCTGCTAGTTCTTCGGCAATCACTTCAAACGAACCTGATTTCATAGCTTTTGCTAGCTCAGTAAGTTGCTTCTCTTCATATGGGTTAAGAGTTACTACATATTGCTTTGGCAACAGGCTAGACAACGCAAATGAAAGACGGCGGTTTTGTTCCACCATCAGTTCATTAAATGTCTGAGATTTTTCTAAATTTTGCGTTAATTGTTCTAAAACGTTTTCGGCTTGTGCCAATACTTTTTTGGCTTGTTCTAGTTCACTCATCTTCTATGCTCCTACGCTAAGACGAAAAAAAGCCCCCATTCCTTGTGGAATACAGCAGGGGCAAGGCTGGCTAGGTGATTAATTCACGTTGCAAATATCGGAGTGTTTCAAGCGGCGGACATCGCCCACTTTGCGATCAAACTTCAACACCATCTCTTTCAAAAACTGCATACCAGAACGGATTTTTTGCAGCTCTAGGTCATCAAACGAATCAAACTCGCGGCTGTAATCTTTTGCAGGCATACCACCCGCAATCAGAATCAAACCGCGGTTACGGTCACTCATTTCGTCATACATCTTGCGCAGCTTCTTACGCTTTACGCCCTTATCGAAAAGGGACTTACAAGCAGCAATGCTTTCTAGTGCGCTTGGTGTTTTGCTTTCTACGACAGGGGAATGTGTTTCATGTTGTCTAGCTAACTGGCTCATCATTACTCCTTAGGCTAAGCCTGGAATCGGTGCACCATTGGCAATGAAGTCCACGCCCATACTTAAAATTGGGGAAGCGCCAGAAGTGCGGTTTTCAATATCGTTGATAAGAAGCACAAGGTTGCCGATGCCAGCTTGTGCCTTTTGGATAAGTGATTGTTTATGAGTGCGTGATAGGCGTGGGCCATTGCCGTGTTGCAATGCCCAAGTAGACAGTTCGCCAGCATTGGCACTGTGTTTTAGAAGTCGCTCAACAATGCTTTCGGCTTCTTCTGTGTTTTCGACTGGTGCTGCCACCATATCGAGCCCAAGCAAAAGGCTATTAACGAGCGTGTAGTTGCCGCTGATTTTTGAAACCGCAACAACTTCCACTGGCTTGATTACATGACGCTGACCTGGGTTCAACTTGGCGCGAAGCAAGTCTTCGCTCATTCCCATTTCTCGGGCGATGTGTGCCATGTTCTCTGAATTCGCAAATGAGCAACAAGCCTCGTCAAATGACTTTTGTCTGAACTCGCAAAAAACGGACATTGAGTTATTTGTAGCCATAACTAATACTCAATTAAAGAGGAAAGGGACGAAAACGAATGACCAGCCGATGATATTCAGCCAAAGAGGACATTTGTTTGGGTAGTTTTCTTCCCAAGACTCACTCTTAGCATCTTGCAGAGTGAGTTTGGCTTTAGGTGGGATAGCGAAGCTCATACTTGTTGCTCCGCCATTTTTTGGGCGAACTTAACCATGTTCACAAGAACAGAGCTTCTAGAACCCTCTTTAGGCAGGATTGGAATGTCGCCTTTTGCTAGTGCGCGATCAAAAGATGCTGATGACCAGCCAGTACGACGAAGAAATTCTTTTTTAGTACAAAAAGGTGCGTCAACTGCTATTTGAATACTTGCCATAGTGGTATCCTACTCGTTTAAGAATTATTGATGCTTATTGGTGAGACATGGAGCATCAATTTCGCGTTTGAGTAATTATTAGATCGAATTTTCTGTTTTGGCAAGATTTTTAATTCCTTAAAACAGAAATTTTGCTTCTCAAGTCAAATTAATTACTCATTTTGGTATTTGAATATCTAGGGAAATACTCAAATGAGCAGAATTCCTGCAAAAGTTCCGCCGTATGAATATCTAAGCGGGCGTGAATTTACTGAAAAGCTAAAAGAAGTGACTGGTTGTAAAACTTTCGAGTTGCTTAGTGATCACTATGGCGTTCCCAATTCAACCTTTTCTACTTGGCATACTCACAATAGAACTGGCTTTGAGTTGATAGTTCGTGAACACCTAAAGTCCGGCGCATCAGTTAGATATTTGGCTCTTGGTGAGGGAAAACCTTTTGATGATGAGCAAGTACCTGCAGATTCAATCAAGGTGAACTCAATCGTAAACGGGCAATTGGAAGAAAGAGGATCGCTATCTCTTGATTCGCTTACCCTTGACGGCTACGGACTGAAAGCCAGCAAAACAATCATTGTCGAACATGATGGTCAACGTTGCTTTATTAACAGTGAAGAAACACATGCCACATCAGGCCGCTACTTGATTGAAATTGACGGCGCTCACTCGATAAATCATGTTCAAAGGCTACCTGGCAAAAAACTTGCGATCAGCTTTGGCAATTCGACCATTGAGGCATCAGAAGAAGACATAAATGTGCTAGGTCGCGTAACCATGAGCATGAACAAAGAATAGTTAGTTTGTTAATTGCCTAGGAGTAAGTTAATGAGAAGAATAATACTAGGTTTAGTTTTAATAGCCTCTGCACATGCATACGCTCAAAACGATCTAAGTACGTTGTCTGACTGCCAGTACTCAAAAAAAATGATTGATGAAGCTTCGCCTTTACTGCTCAAGGCTGTTTCATTTGTAGACAACGCTGATTATCGAGAGATTGCACAGTGGAGAACTACAACATTCAATTCATCTATATCTCAAGTTGAAGATAAATACAGACTCTCGCCGAAAGAGGCAATGTCTGCAAACCGCAACCTATCCACACAAATTCACAATGACTTTGTTAACCGTACTAGATTACTTGTTCAAGAGATCTACAACCATGTAAGAAACGGCGGTGACAAGTCTGCAATTCAAGAGCAGTGGCAAATAATAAAGAAAACTGGCGAACTTTATGCCCAGCAATGCGAGCAACCAAGTAAGTAATGAGCGTTCGTAAGTCAGAAGACGGCAATAAAAAACCATGGATATGCGATGTTCGTCCAAATGGCCGCAACGGTAAACGCATAAGAAAACGCTTTGCCACTAAAGGTGAAGCACTTGCTTATGAGAAGTACGTTTTAAAAGAAACCGACGACAAACCATGGTTAGGTGAAAAAAGCCAAACTCGCAGCCTGTTGGATATGATTAATTTATGGCAGGAACGCCACGGCCAGTCACTTGCCCATTCCAAATACACTTACAATAAGTTGAAGGTCATGGGCTTGGCGTTAGGCGACCCGCTTTATCATAAGCTCACAGCAACGATGTTTACTGAATACCGCACTCGCCGTCTTGCAGGTGAAGTGGCGGATTTGAATGGCCGAAAGGTTGAAGTGTCTTTTCGTACCTGCAACAACGAACAAGATCTACTGAATGCTGTGATTGTCGAGCTGCAGCGCATGGGAGAGTGGAAAGGCGAAAATCCTTTGAAAGCTGTCCGCCAATTCAAGCTTCATGAACCTGAAATGGAATTTCTCACCGTTGATGAAATGCAGAACCTTATCACTAAGGCAGAAGCACACGAATTCCATGATGACATGCATAAGATTATTAAACTTTGTTTGGCTACAGGTGGCCGCTTTCGCGAAGTATCTCGACTCACTGGCGCACAGCTAACAAAATACAAGGTCACGTTTACGCAGACGAAAGGCAAAAAGAATCGTTCGGTGCCGATCAGCCCAGAACTCTATGATGTGATTTACAAAGAGGGTTCCGGCCCATTGTTTAACATCGGTTACTCGACGGTTTACCGATTCATTGTGAGAAACGTTCCACGACTAAAACAGCAAGCGGCCCACGTTCTGCGCCATACTTTTGCGTCTTACTACATGATGAACGGTGGCAACATTATCGCTCTGCAACGAATCCTTGGTCACAGTGACATAAAACAGACCATGCGATACGCTCATCTAGCCCCCGATCACCTAGAAGATGTGGTCACAAAAAACCCGCTCATACATCTGTGAATATGAGCGGGCTTTCAGTTTTGGACAGAAGTAGGTTAGAGATTTTTCCCCAGGTGCGATTGTATGAATTAGTCAGACTATATTTCAGACTTTAACAGCTTTAGACGTGCTTATTTTCTATAGAAGATGAACGGGAACACCTTCAGAGGCAAGAGAATTTGCGTTTTTATTGACCATGCAATATCTAATTACTCCTAGATTTGCTGAGTCAAAAAACACAACTTTGTTTTGAATGAGATCTGAGCAATGCCTCGTCGTCACAAAGGCTATTACATCTGCCAACTCTGACAACCCTTCTCCTTTATCTATCTTTTCTACTTGCGGGACTTGGATTCCATTGCAGATAAAAGGAAAAGCTAAAGTATGAAAATACTCTACCATCATTTCATTTATCCAGCCTTGCTTACCATCGTCTTCGATTAGGTAGTTATGCTGTACCCCTCCACGAGTAGCTTCGTGTTGAGTTAATATAAAGTAGGCTTCAAATGCGCGACGCTTCATTTCCTTTGATGTAGGATTCAGTTTTTTCCCTAGTGCAATAGAAGAATACAATCGGATACCTTGGTCTCCTATGTCATTGACCATGTTGTTCAACCACTCGCAAATTCTATTCAACACTTCAATACATAACTCTGAACTTTTGTCTTTTAGTTCAGTTACATGAATAAATTTATGGTTAATCAAATTCCTTTCGACCAAACCTTCTTTGAATTTATCCCATTGTTCAATTACGTGATTAAGATGTTTTGGTCGAATACTTATGGATGAGTAATTGGTTAAACATCTATTAAGAGACAAGTGCCTGTATGCCTCATCAATGTATGTGTGTGTTATTCCCTCTTTGGTTTTATTTGGAAAATCAATTTTAACCAATGAATGACAATTTGGGTTTTCACACCGTATTTCAACACCAATTGGAACTAAAAGTAGAGGCTTTAAGTTCATACTAACTGGATGAGTACTGTGTCTTTTCCCCCCCCAATTAGGAATAAAGGATTCACCACAAGCAGTACATTTAACGGACAAATTGGAAATGTCTGAAGGCAAAAATCGTATAGATACCTCAAGATTATCATAGGCTCTCTTTCTGGGGTGGGCCCAGCGTTTGTTCTTCGTCATGATCTATATACCCCAAATAATTCGGTAACTAAAACGACAGCTTACATGTTGATACATCGAGAAAACTTAGTCAAATGACAAACTTCAAAAGAGTTGAGAGTAGCGACACTAAGTCAAAAGTGGGGCAGCTATATTGGTCGCGAACCTAGTAACCAATGAATTTGAAAGAAAAGACCGTAATGGCTTGTAAAATAAGTTTTTAGAATATACAGATTACACTATGAGATACATCTATCTGTCATTGGTACTCAACATCTGGAAGTCAGCACATCCCCCGACATGATCTTACTTACCAACGTGGACACTTCAATGTCCACATTGTGTCCACAAATTTTCAGAATATGGATAAATATTGATGATTATTGATGGATAAGACTTTGAAAAATCACCATTAGGCCTTGATTCCCCTAGCGGCGATTCGGGTGATTTAAAATGTGGTCTTCCCAATCCACCACATCAATTTCGTACACCACTTTGTTGCGGACACTTTCGCCCGCCGCGTGCATTGCGGATTTCGAGCCCGTAATCAACGGGTGCCATTCTGGTAATGGCTGATTTTCGGCTAACAGACGGTAAGCACACGTGTGCGGTAACCAAGTGAAATCGTCGATGTCTTCGCGTGTCAGCTTGGTGCACTCTTCGCCAGAGGTAAAGCGATTTGGGTAATCCTTACATGAACATGTTTTGCTGTTCAGCCAGCTACACGCCACATTGGTGTAGTAGATTTCATCGGTATCTTCATCCATTAGCTTGTGCAGACAACACTTGCCACACCCATCACAAAGAGATTCCCATTCCTCTTCGCTCATGTGTTCTAACGATTTACTTTGCCAAAATGGAGTGCTCATACTTCAGGTCTCACCAAGGGAATTAGGGGCCGATTTATACTCTTCTCGCCGCAAAAGTTCAAGTTTTGAGACGATCTCCAATCGGCATCAAGTATCTAATACGATATTCAACCATTTTCAATTAACTGTTCTATCCTTATACGAGTTCGCATTATTTCATTGATCACGAAGGAATTAAGGAGTTTTCATGGGTATCATTTCTTGGATTATTTTGGGCTTGATCGCCGGGGCCTTAGCGAAATGGTTGATGCCAGGAAAAGATGGTGGAGGCTGGATCGCAACCATGTTGCTCGGGATTGCCGGTGCCTTTGTTGGTGGTTTCCTTGGCGGCATTCTTGGATTTGGTGGCGCGACAGGTGTAAACATCGGCAGCATCATTACCGCAACGCTGGGCGCGTTTATTCTGCTGTTTGTTTACAATCGCTTCTTGAGATGATCACAACGGTTTAAAAGCAAAAAGGAGCACTCTATTGAGTGCTCCTTTTTATTTTTTCTTAAGCGACTCTTCCAATCCACGTCAAAATGACCATAATTGCCCCCTCAATTTTTAAGAGGTTTACATTATGGATTGTCGATTAGGATGCGGAGCTTGCTGTATTGCGCCAAGTATCTCTTCACCGATACCTGGAATGCCCAAGGGCAAACCAGCAGGTGTTCGTTGCGTGCAACTCAACGATGACAATTTGTGTAAGCTGTTTGGTAAGCCTGAGCGCCCTAAAGTTTGTCACGATTTTAAGCCGTGTCCGGTTGTGTGTGGCAAAACCAACCAAGAAGCGCTCGACAACATCACTGAGCTAGAGCAACTTACTTAATCTATTCAGCGCACCTGTTTAATCGTTCCCCAGCTCTCGCAAATACAAGTAGATGGTATCGCGCGATATACCAAGATGGTTTGCAACCATTAAAACAGCGTCTTTGTATTTAAAAATGCCTAGGCCATGCAGGCGCGTCACTAGTTCACGGTTGCGTTTAGAAGGCGCAATGGCTTCATTTTCCCACACTTCTGTTTGCACGGTTTCTATCGTACTGATGATGGTTTCATCAATATTACGCGCAAACGTTTCTGGTGAGCGAGCACCACCAACACAACACTCGGTGTGTTGCTGAGGCAGCATTGCCTTTAAAAATGCCTGCATCGGTGCATCCATATCCACGTTGATACACAGCAAACCAATCGGTTTGTTTTTTGGATTTCTGACAATTGTCGTAATGGAGTGCAAGGTCTTTCCGTTCGACGTTTTCGTCAGATACGAATCAGAAACGTCCTTGCCCTCTCTTAACTTCATTCTCGCTAAGTTGGTAATTGGGGCACCTTCACTGCGTTCCGTCACGTGCCCATTTGCGATTTTGATGATTTCCGGCGCTTCGGCATCTAAGCTGTGGAGAACCACTTCAGTGTGTTCACCATACATACGTGCAATGCCATCCACGACGTTTTTCATAGAGTTCAAAATATCGAGATCACTCTTGGTGAGTTTCTTTAGTAGCAATGTTACTTCCCTTAGCAAAAACTGGAGGTTAGGCCGACATAATATCGATAATAGATTTGTCAGTATACGGCATACCGAAACGAACCATTGAGCCAACATTTCTTATCGTTTGCTCAACTTCTTCGCCTACTATACCTTGATTCTTAACACTGTGGTTACCCATAGCCATCAAATATGAGCGCACCGCCGTTGTTGACGAAGTACACACTTTCATCGCACAAGAGGACTTCGCACCATCGCACACCATACCTGAACTGTCGCTGATGACGTTTTGAATAGCGTAGCATGATTGCTCGAATGTACCACCAGCTAAATATACCAGCGCCATAGATGCCGCCGCACTGGTTACAGTGTTGCCACAAAATGCGGATAACGGTGGGTAATAAGATTTGATGTAAATAGCCCCTAAATGACTCATGATCAACGCGCGAGCCAGCTGTTCTTCGTCGTTTTGGAATGCTTCTGCCGCAACTACAACTGGCATTGTAGCGGCAATACCTTGGTTCCCACTGCCGAAATTGCTCATGGCTGGCAACGTCGCCCCTCCCATGCGAGCATCAGACGCCGCGGATGTCATCATCTGTATACGACTCATTAAGTCATTGCCCAATAAGCCTTGCTCGATGTTGCCTTTTAGCGTGCGTCCAATTTCTAGGCCGTAACCTCGGTCGATACCTTCTTGAGCCAGCAAGGTATTGAGCTCTGCAGCTTGGAGAATGAATTTGATCTCTTCAAAAGGCGCTTGAGTGGCAAACTCATAGATTTGTTTGATCGAAATATCCACACCTTCACAAACGGAAGCGGTTGCAACGCGTTGCTGTGGTGGAGCATCAAAAATCACGTCGCCATTGCGCGTGATCTGGATAATGTTGGTGTGACCGCCACTGATCGTGACCGAAACAACATCGTCACCAGAAGTGAGCGTTACGCTGCAATAAATGAATTCTTGCGTATCCATGCGCGCTACAGTTACCCGCTCTTTATCTATCAATTGTTGCGCAGCAGCGACATCCTGCTCATTAATCCGAGCCAACACTTCCAGTTCTGCTGTTGGGTCACCGGCTAATGCACCAACTGAGGCGGCAATTTTGAGGCCTATCTTGCCCGTTCCGGGTACGAAAACACCCATCGAGTTTTTAAATAGGTTGTCTGAAACACGCACCTCTATCGCATCAATATCGGATGTGCCTAACTCTTTTCTAGCAACTGCTGCCGCGTACGCAGCAGCAATGGGTTCTGTACATCCTAATGCAGGTTTCACAACTTGCTTCATGATTTGGATATATTGTGTCCATTGCTGGTTCATGCTCTGTTCTCCGTATTACTTTTTATGAGCAATCGCTTCGACTTCAATTAACACGCCAAGAGGCAAATCTTTCACTGCGAAGCAACTGCGTGCCGGACAATCTTGTTGGAAAAACTCTGCGTAGACCTTGTTAAACTCGGCAAAGTCATTAATATTCGATAGGTAACACGTTGTTTTTAAAACAGTATCGACACTGCCACCACCAGCCTCTAAAACGTGCTTCAAGTTAGTAAGAGATTGATGACTTTGTGCACTGATGCCGCCTTCAACTACTTTTCCTGTTGCCTTATCAACGGGTAATTGACCAGATGTAAAAATCAAATCGCCATAGCTAGTGCCATGTGAATAAGGTCCGATAGCAGCAGGCGCGTGTTCAGATGAAATCAATTCTTTCATTTTTAAATCCTCACATAAATTTTATTTTTTATTAAGAAGTTTCTAATTTAACTTCCGTATTAGCGTTATTTT